AATCCAGATAAAACAGAACCACCCGCCTGACTAGCACCACTGGCATACCCGCCCAATACATTTGCTACTGTTGGACTTGCACCCGCATACTGTGCTGCAGCAGACGTTCCCGCCCCCAAACTGCCCGCTAGTGCATTTTGTACAACCTGACTAGCATTGCCACCCATGATGGCAGTAGACACGGCAGAACCCGCAGCAGAACCCGCAATGTTTGCCAGCAATGCTGTTGTTGAGTCTGGAACTGGCGGGGTAGGAGGCGTTGGGGGTGTTGGTGGTGCTGGTGGTTGACCAGGCACAGGTGGTTCAGGAGGCGTAGGAGGTTCACCAGGGACAGGAGGTGTTCCTATTGTTGTTGCTACATTTTGTGAAACATACGAACCCGCAGCACTTGCAGCTGCAGCCTTTGCAACATCCTCTACACTAGCCCCATTCATGGCTGCCACCGCAGCACTAGAGACCGCAGCAGTTGCAGTAGCACCTATGGTGTTAGACAGGGCTAAACCTTCTGGTCCTAAAGCGTAAGTGACCGCTATTGTCTCAATAATAGGAATAGGGTTTTCTATTGCAGTTGTAATAACCGTGCCAACATCTTGTGCAACCGTGTTGACAAAATTACCAGCTTGAGTGAAAACGCTATTAACTACATTGCTCATGGTACGTCCACCACTGCCATCATTTGACCATTAGGAACAGGTTGCAGTTGATACCGCAAACCCGTCATTTTTAGGATTTTTTCCACCTGTGGGTTAGACATTTGAAATCTAACCTTCTTAAACTTCCCTACTTTTAAAGCCTTGGCAAATTGCTTGATACTGTCCACCAAATCTCGTGGACTATCTGCCGTGTCCATCGTCATATCAATATTGCCATTACCTAAGTTGTAGTAAGAAAACAAGGTATTGTTGGCACGCATGACCCTGAACTTGGGGTCTTTCTTTACAAGACTTGCCATAGCAGCATGAATACGCTGTGGGTCTTGTTTAGACCCTTGCATACTCTTTTCTAGTATCTGTATAGGTTCAAGTCTTGTTGCCACTATTGCACCTGTAGACGTTGAGCAATTTGCTGGTGAATGTCCTGGTGAACCCCAATCCAGTCATAGAAATCGTCCTCCACATTCCAGTCAGCATCTAGCAGTTGGAAAGGGTTGGCTAGGTTCAGTATCTTTGCCAGTGACTCGTGCATCTGGTTGTGAATCAGTAGCCAGTCATCGAGGTTGTCAGGGTTGGCCTCTTCTATAGGGTAGAAAGGCGTAGCAATGTTATTGCGGTTAAGGGTTTGCCAGAATAGCCTGTGTTGCTGAAAGTTCTCGAACACGAGCCTAGAGAGACCCTCCACGTCACCAAACTGTACATAGGCTAAATCGTTCTGGTTAATTTTATCTTCTCCTAAAGTTATCTCTAATTAAGAGATATGTCTTTATGACAGTGTAAATTAACGTAGCCAACAACACTAGAGTGGACAGTGTAATGTGCCCCACCACCGTCCCTACCCACATAATGAGTAAGTCTAAAAATGATATGTTGTTGTTGTCATCGGTCATGTTAAACAGCGTAGTAGGGCACTTTTACTACTGTGCCGTTGAGGTCAAAGTCTATATAACCAGCTGGTACAAGCATCATGCTAGAGTTAGAAAAAGTAGCACTAGCAGCAGTGGTAGCAGCCACATTAGTAGACGTAACATTGATTGTTCCTCCTGTAATGGTGACATTGCCACTAGACAATGAGGGAATAGTCACCGCATTAGTAGAGGCAACTGTGATGGCATCTGTCGTTGCATTGTTAGCAACAATGTGAATAGCATTTGCAGTGATCGTGCCAATGTACAAATCAGAAGAACCAGAATACAAATATGGTGCGTTGGGTTTATAAAATGCACCTGTACCCGTGTACTGGCTAGATGTCACCCCAAAATCAACATAGGCAGACCCTGTGTCATTAACCACCACAAAATCACTAGACGCATTTGTTCCACTACTTGTGTTTTGTAAAACAATTTGCACATAGTTATTAGAACTATTTGCGTAAGACGCAATAATTCCTACATCTGAATATCCTAGAGTTCCATAGGAAAATGCACCCGTTGTGACGTTTGCATAGATGTTTGCAGTTGCAATATGATTTTGAGCGGTGACATTGGTAAATGTTGCATTACCACTTTGTATGGTGACGTTGGCTAAAGTTACATTGCCCAGGTTAGCAGTTGAACTTCCTAGTGCAATCGTGGTGTTGCCAATAATGACGTTGCTGTTGGCTAGTCCAGAATTAGGAATGGTCAAAGATGCAGTGACATTGGCAGTATTGTTGGCGTAGAGGTAACCCGTTGCCGTTGTGATTGCTACGTTGGCAAAAGACTCTGTAGTGCCTCCCAATACCTTTTCCCAGACCGTCCCGTTAAAGATAACCCAGTCACCCACAGACCAAGAAGATATGCCGTCTAGCGTGGTTGTTCCCGCTACAGAAACCACATAATATGTGTTTTTAGTACCCACACCAGATGTAAGCGTGGGCGAGTTTGTATTGGCATTCCATGTGCCAGCGTAAACTAATTGCCCCGTTAACCCAATATAAGATACTGTTTTTAACATGATCAGTCTCCGTCACCACAAACTATGTAAATGGTTGCAGACCCACTTGCCACATTTGCAGAAAAGTAAGCATTAGGCACAAACGTGAGAATCTCATCTGTACCAGGCAGTAGGGCTAGACAGTTGTTCTGTGTGGTGGTGGGCACAACTGCACCAGCTGCAGCAAGTGAAGAAGTCTGCCCATAACCTAGAAATGCAGTTACATTGCCACTGTTAATGATTCTGTACTGATTTCCACCCAGCGTAGAAGACAACACCTGTGTAGGTGCTGGCGCAGTAGTAGACGCTGTAATGACTACAGTGTTACCAGATGGGGTGAATGGGGCAGATACACTCATTGCTGATGTTCCACAGGAGCTGGTGGAGTGGCTTGTTTCTGTATTTCTGCAATAAGAGGCGCAACCTCCTGATAAGGTTTAGTAGCCAAATATTGAAGAATAGAGTTAACAAGTTGAGTTTGTAGAGTTACTGTTTCCATTTTTATGCTCCTTGTGTTGTCCAGGGAAGGGGAGGTGTCACCACAGTAGGATTGATCTGTGCGTTAATCATTCCATCTAGTGCCGTTTGTGTGCCTGTTTCTGACACGCCACCAGCCCATATCCACCCTAACACTTGTGCCTGTGTGAGTTGTGCGTAGGGCGTATAAGGTGAACCCGCTGTGTAGGTCAACCCTTGCGTGCTGTATATAGTCGCTGTACAAGGCACAGTCTGACCATTGACAACGTGCGTTTGGTCTGATGTTGCGTTGCAACGCCAGTGGACTGTAAAGACTACGTCTGTTTGTGATTCGTATGTGGGATAGCAGTCCATTTGCTCCACGATCCAGTTGTATGTATTTGCCACGTTAAACTCCTTTAATTTATTGACCTACCCACAAAACTTGCGATGAATAATTTTGACTATAAGTGGAGGTTATTGTTATTTTTCCAGCTCCTGATGAACCAATGGTTAAACCTGAACCACCAAAACTCATCACAGTTACAGTTCCCGCACCATTTATATAACACATTGCACTTGCGTAATAAAAACTATTGGTTTGTCCATGACAATTAACAATAACAAAAATACCATATGACGGTGCGGTATAAATATCTAACGATGAACCACTATTGATTGAATCAACCCTTGATATAGTAGTTGTACATCCATTGACTTGTAGTGTAGATGTTGGGCTTGTTGTTCCAATACCTAAACTTCCACTATTCGTGAGAGTCATTGCTTGAGTCCAAGATATAGCGTTTCCTGCTGTTCCTGATGGGGCGTTAAACCAAGCGTGAACCCCACTATCATTTATATACAAACCAGCCAAATTGTTTGCTAAGTATTTCCAGTTTGTGCCATTGTAAAAAGCATTAGCAACAGTGTATGCACCACCATATGAACCCCAAGAAGCAAAAGAAGCACCGCCTTTAAGTTGCAAAGCAGTTTGTACTGGTGATGCCCAAGCACTAGGAGTAACTCCTAATCCTAAGTTAGTTCCATCAAATGTCAACGCAGACCCAGTAGCCAAAGCACTTGTACTTGTAGCGTATGCTACGCCATTGGCTGTGAATGCTGAACTAGACCCTGTGCCACCTTCTGCAGCCGTGATGGGCGTGCTGACAGACGAGATGGTGACGTTAGACAACGTGACGTTTGTGAACGTGCCTGAACTGACCGTCACGTTAGATGCAGTCGTGTTACCAGAAATAGTGCCACCTGTGATTGCCACATTTGCCAGTGCCACAGACCCGTTGCCTATACCGTTCACCGCCTGGTAAACGGTGGCGTAGTCACTGTCTAGGTTGGACAGTGGAATAGCCGTGGTTGCGTTTCCAAACGTGTAGGGAACTGTAATTGGTAATGCCATGTTAGAACCTCACTCTTAATTCATGCTCAAACTCAAATGTGTTGACGATATACCCAGCAGAATTACTGGTTAGCGTTAACCCTAAATACTTACCGTACTGCTCTGCATCTGATTTGTACAGATAATATCCCGCCTGATTTAACCAAATTATCGTTGCAGACGAGTTGTTTGTCCAACCAATGAGGTTGCCCAAGTTGTTAGTCCACCCTATCGTGTTTGTAAGGGTATAGGCGGGGCTAGAACCCGTTTCTGAGTCCACGGTGACACTCAGAGTACCACCTTGCGACAACGTGGCCTCTACAGCGAATTTGAGGGCTTGTTTTGTGCGGATGGGGTCACCCATCTCATTGAGTGCAGTCTGGATATAACTGCTCACATTGGCTGTACTGTCACTGTACAACTGTCTTAATACTTTTTTATCATCTGTACCATACAGTTTGACCTTCCCACCAAATGGAACAGAGGTCACATATTGAATGTTGCCCTGGCTAGATATGTACCACTTCTTCTCAAAGAAAATAGCCTGAATGTAGCGTGATCCTGATGGTCCAATCGGAAACGAGCTGTTGACATAAAAGTTGAACACCGCACACAAGATGTTGTTGAGTAGCGTTTGACCCGCTGTGACAGGCTTACTGAAGTCAATATAGGGAAAAATACCGTCTAGCGGGTCAGAAATCTTGGTGGTGGTAGAGCCGACCAAGGCATAAATACCGTAGTCGTTCATAAACAGGACTGACCTGAAATAGGGGAAAATGGCGTATATTCTGGATGTACCTATAGACGCACTCACGTTGGTGTTGGTGAACACCGTAGCCCCTGTGGAGGTCACTTGCAAGTCAGAAAACACGTTGATGCTATCGTCTCCAAAAATATACAAGAAGTTATTGGCAGACAAGAGTCCCTTGATGTTGCCGTGCAAGGTGCTATCCTGAATGTTGAACGCCACAGCAGAGACAGACGTGAAATCTGTGGGGCTTGTGGAGGCAGACGCATACACCGTGCGCCCCTGTGCCACCCAAACTCTGTTGGAAAAGGTAGCCAAGTCCACTATGGGGTTTAACTGCACAGTCGCAACAAGGTTTGCACCCGTGCCACTACCACCTGATACTGCCACAGACGGTGCAGAGGTATAACCCGTGCCAGGATTGTTCATAATGACTTGGCTGACCACGTTTCCAGAAACAATAGCAGTTGCATTTGCGTTTGCACCCCCACCACCCGTGATGGTGACTGCCAGGTTGCCATATTGACCGTAGCCTGTGCCCCCGTTAGTGACCTGAATGGTCACTGCACCTGTGGCAAAAGTGACGAGCTGGGCTAGAGCAGTAGCATTTGACCCACCACCGCCAGAAATAGTGACACTAGGCTGAGACGTGTACCCGCTACCCGCATTTGTGAGAATAATCGAGTTCACAATACCCGTGGAAAGTGCTGCATTTGCAGTTGCACTAGACCCACCGCCCCCAGTAATGCTGACAGACGGAGCATTAAGGTAACCAGAACCAGGCGTGACCACAGAAATAGCCACCACATTACCGCCAGAAATGGTGGCTGCAGCCGTAGCCGTACTTCCACCCGTCACGTCAGGCGTAGAAAGGGTCACAGTAGGCACAGATGTATAACCTGATCCACCCGTTAAAACTTGTATGCTTTGCACCCCGCCAGAACCTGTGGTAATTGATGCCACAGCTGTTGCCCGAACACCGTTGGCATTGTTGGGCGTGGAAATTACCACGTTTGGAGCAGACGTGTAGTTGATACCAGGGTTGGTAATGGCAATACTGCCCACAGAACCTACAGGAATCAGACTAACCCCGTTCCAGTCAAACAAACCCTTGTTGGGGTCACCCACAAACAGGTCAGTATTTTGGTATTGCGTGCTAGATACGTTGGCATTTGACAGTGTGCCTGTACTTGCAATAGTGACAAAGTTGTTAGAAGACAGGTCAAATGCCTGTAATGCTCCATTATCTTCTGCAGCCACAATGTAATCGTCATTGATGTTGGCAGAAGTGAGGTAAGTGACGTTGTTGGTGAACACCACCGCATTTGCACCGTTGGTCACGTTGCTACTGGTGGGAATAATCCGCATATTGCCAGACCCCACAGGCATGGCGTTCTCTAACCAGGAGAACTCATCCTTGTCGATAGCCGTGCGGTTGGCTTTGGTGTTGAGACCCTTGAAAGCCTTGATTACCTGGTAGGACTTCTTCTGTTCTGCGGAGGCCATTCTTACCCTCCACTACTGTATGGATCAGGAATCCTTCTTGTAAACGTGCTGTTCAAGACGTTTAATATGTGTTTGTTATATTCTTGTTTGAAGATTTCAGCCTCACCATAGGACTGTTCATAGAACTTGGCCTTGTATGCAGCGTAGTATTGCACCGCTGTAGACCACGGGTCAATGATGCTGTCGGTCTGGGTGGGGTTATTGAGTGACAACGCAGTGGGCAAAATATTGGTATCTACCTCGATGTAGTAGAGTTGGTCTGGTATGGGGGCAATGTAGATGGCCTGTTGCCCGTACATAGAGAAACAGATGGGTCTGCCCACATAATTCTGCCAGTAACGCAACTGGGCGGTGAAGTTGGACCAAGGCAGATAACGCAAAGGTATCCGACTATTGCCCCAATATAAGTTGATATTGACAACATCATAGACATTGATGCCCTGGGGCAACGCATTAAATGGAAGAACTTCGCAATTACTCACATACTGCAACATGGCAGTGCCATCTGCAAATGGAGTGGTGGGCGGGAAAGGATTAGCACCGTTAGGATAGATCGGTGCAGAGTTGCCTGATGTCCCACTTTGGGTGTAGACATAGTTGTAGATGTTGGAGAAGACGTACTGACCAGCTGTGACTGCAGTGTTGCCCGCCCAAATGGTAGGAGAAACACCCGTCAGGGCAGTAGAGTTGTAAGCCAGGGGAGCTGTAGTAGTCTGAAGATTACGCAGACAACCAGTATCTCTAACGGTGCGTTCTCTCGCCTCGTTAATGTAGGTGGTTAGCTGGTTTTGCGTCCAGAAAACATTGTTAACGTCATGGAGCAAATTTTCAACTTGGCTGAGATAGTCGTTAAGCGTTGCCATTTGCTGTCCATGTTAGGCTACCTTCATTTGAGTCTTTTCCCCCGAACCCTTCTGGAGGGTTAGGGGTACTCGTCCAACAGCCGAGGGTAACGAGCTGTTTTTCCCTGGTCTTTCAGTTGTAATTTCAAACTGATCTAACTTTTTCAAACCTTCTGCTAGTTCGCTGTGCAGTTGTATCCACCCCCAGCGAACCAAGATATGCTCTCGATCTTCAAGACCATACCCAAATAATTGCACAGCTGCCTCAATAGGCAACTCTACAGGAGTATTCTTTTTGAACTCGTAAGAACCCACAGCGAGCTGTGTGTCCCCACGGTTCGTAACAAACACGTTCATTAGAACTGTACAACGTCACCGTAAACTTGGAAGTTCACAGTGTTGCTATTACCAGAAACTGTGGTCACGTTCACATAAAGTGCAGATGTCAAGTTACCAGTAACTGAAGTTGTAGTGGAGTAAGGCGTTGCTATGGTCAAGTCTTGGTATCTGCCCGCTGCAGTGATGTTACTCAAAGCCACGTTAGCAACTATCGCATTGGATGCGTTGCCGTCATTGCTTGTTGTAATCGTCACATAAGCAGACGAAACAGACCCTGTAGGATTGTTAACAGTAATTCTGCGAGGAATCACTGCACCAGAACCCACTGCAGTCCCTGAGTTTGTGAGGCCACCATTCAACAAAGGAATAGTGGCAACCGCATTACCCAAGGCTGCCATAGACACAACCGTAGCTTGACCAATACGCCCACTCCCAAATGAGTCTAAATATAGCTGACTGACTGAATCGGGATTAGCCATTGTTCACTCCTTATGATGCGTTGTAAGTGCCAGACACGTTCTGTCCACCGTCAACAGTCAACAAAGTAACTGTAGCGTTGGTAACAGAAGAGTTGGCAAACACGTTAACACCGTCAGAGAAAATCATACCGCCAGTATTGTTTGCTAGAACAATAGAGGTTGCTGTTGCGTTACCAGCTGTGTTAACTGCTGAAGTGGCCTGAATGGTCACGTTAGCAGTGGGAAACACAATGTACACACCAGCGGGAATGACGTTACCAACTGTAGTTGCGGGAGTAGTGGTAATCTGGAAATACGCACCAGGCGTATTAGCGACCGCACTTGCAAGGATAATTTTATTAAGAGCTAATGCCATTTCAAATTCTCCTTATAGTGACAAGTAGTTGTAGCCAGTGATCTTAGACATTGACTTGGGCTTGACAGAC